GCGGCACGCTCAGCGAAGCCATCGCACGGTCCGCGGCAGAGGGCCGGCCCATTCGGAAAGTCCGGCTGCAGTGCGGGACCTGGCTCGCGGTGGGGGCATGATCCTCCCGCCCCCTCGCCACGGGCCGGGCGGAGCGGCGACTGGTTGCCTGAACCTGGCCCTGGCCCTGGTCCTGTACTTGTTCGGGCTCGACCTCACGAACGCGATCTTGCTCGTTCTCTTGCTCGATGTGTCGAGGCCCAATGATCGACCCCGCTGATCTCGCGATCGCGATGCAGGACCCCGCCAAGCGCGCGGCCCTGCTAGTCGATCTCGAACGCGTCAAGGTCCGGCGCTCGCTCGCGAACTTCACCAAGCTCGCGTTCCGGCACATCGAGCCGAATCGGCTCGTCTGGAACTGGCACCTGGACGCGATGTCTGAACTGCTCGAGGCCGTGTCCTTGGGCCAGGTTCGGAACCTCCTGATCAACATCCCGCCCGGCTGCATGAAGTCGCTTCAGGTCTCGACCTTGTACCCGGCCTGGGACTGGATCGAGAACACGTCCCGGCGCTTCATAGGCTCGACATACAACGAGCGCTTGACGCTAAAGAACGCCCTCCTGCACCGCAACCTGGTCCAGTCGCAGTGGTACCAGGACCGGTTCCCTCATGTGATGCTCACATCAGAGGGCGGAAAGGCAGCATCGTTCTTCCAAAACACCTCGGGCGGGTTTCGGTTTTCGACGTCGGTGGGCGGTTCTGCGATCGGGTTCCATGGCGACGTGATCATCAGCGACGACCTCGTAGATACCAAGTCCGCGGACGGTCGCGCGGTCGTGAACGTGTCCATGCGCAAGCTCGAGGCCGCGCTCGACCACAGGTTCAAAACGCTCGTGACCCGCCGAGCGGACCCGAATACGACCGCGTTCGTAACCATCATGCAGCGGCTGCACTACCAAGACCCGGCACAGAAGTGCATCGATGACGGGGATCACGTCTGCCTGATCCTCCCCATGGAATACGACCCCCGGCACAAGTGCACGATCGACCTGGGCAAGGGCCGGTTCAAGTTCAAGGACCCGCGCAAGAAGGCGGGTGAGCTCTTGTGGCCCGAGCGCTTCGACAGGGCCACCGTGGCTGTGCTACGGCGCGACCTTGGACCGACAGGCGCAGCGGCGCAGCTAGACCAGCGCCCGACCCCGCGCGAGGGCGCGATCTTCAAAACGAAGCACATGCAACAGCACTGGAAGGGTCCCGAGCTCCCATGCAAGGCTCTGATCCTGACGGTGGATTGCAGCTTCCGCGACCTGGCCACGAGCGACTACGTTGTGATCCAGGTCTGGGGCCGGGCCGGGGCGAACTACTACTTGATCGACCAAGCCCGTGGGCAGTGGCGCGTGACCCAGACCGCGGCCCAGATCGCGATGATGAAGCACAAGTACAAGTCGCACGGCCTGGGCGCCGTGCACATCGAAGCGGCCGCGAACGGGTTCGCGACCGAGCAGATCCTGGCCGAGCAAGGCCATAGCGGGATCCAACTCTGGAAGCCGGGCCGGTCATCGAAGATCGAACGAGCCGAGGCAACCGCCTTCCTCTGGGAGGCCGGGAACGTGTTCCTGCCTGAGGAGAATACCGCGGGCTGGCTCGCAGACTACCGTACGGAAATGGCCCGGTTTCCGCTGGGCGCGAATGACGATCAGGTAGATGCAACCACGATGGCGCTCCTGATCCTGCACGGGAACTCGACCGAGGGCTACAAGGCCGCTTGGAAGAACGTTTGACAACCCCGTCGCGATCGGTAAGACTGCCCATCATGAGGCTCACGTACCGGTCGACTTCGAGTATGGGATCCGAACCGGCACACTACTCGGACGTCGAGGGGTGAGCCGTGCTAGTCTGACCGCATGGGCCTACTTGCGCGCGCACTCAACTCGATCGGTGTAGGCCGCCAGGACTCATGGGCGAACGCGCTAACGGGCTTGGGCGGTGCACGAGACAAGATCTCGCACCACCAGCTGTACGCCGATCGCGTCCTGACCGTGAGCGAGCTCGAGGCGCTCTACTACTCCGACGACTTCGCCGCGACCATCGTAGACGCGCCCGTCGAGCACGCGATGATGCTCGGGTTCGCGGTTGCCGAGGACCCGGACGGGGCAGCGATCGAGGCGTTGGCGAAGTGGTCCGTTGCTGAGCACGTGACCGACGCCGCGATCTGGGGCCGGCTCTACGGCGGGGCAGCGGTCTTGATCGGGGTCGACAATGCGGGCGACCCAGACGAAGAGCTCGACATCGAGAAGATCGCCGAAGGCTCGCTCCAGTATCTGATCGTCCTCGACAGGCAAGATCTTCAGATTGACAGCCGGTACGACGACCCTCGCGACAGCCGCTATACGCAGCCCCGCACGTACCGCGTACAGCGCCAGAACGCGAGCGGGCTTCAGACCCAGGCCATCATTCACGAGTCACGTCTGGTGTTCTTCGGGGGGGCCCGGACGGGTGAGCGCGTACGCGCACGGAACCAGTACTGGGACCACTCGGTCCTACAACGCCCGTACAAGATCTTGCGCGACACAGATGCCAACTGGGCCTCCGTCGGGCATATCATGCAATCCCTGTCCCAGGCCGTGTTCAAGGTCAAGGGTCTGATTTCCATGATCGCAGAGGGCGACGTCGACACGATGGCCCGCCGCATGGCGATCGTGGACATGGCCCGGTCCGTCGCGCGCGCCCTTGTGGTCGACGCGGATAGCGAGGACTACTCCCAGGTCGGCGCCGCGAACGTGACCGGCGTCTCGGACATCATCGAGAAGAACTATCAACGCCTGGCCGCTGCCGCACGAATGCCCGTCACGATCTTGATGGGCATGTCCCCGAGCGGCATGAACGCAACCGGCGAAAGCGACATGCGCGCGTGGTTCAATCGTCTTCAGGTCCAGCGCACCGAGCTCGAACCTGCGATCATTCACCTAGCCGACGTGGTCCTGAGGTCCGAGGGCGTGCATTCGGATGGAGAGCCCGTCATCGAGTGGCCGTCGTTCTGGATCATGAGCCCGACCGAGCAGGCAGCCTACCGCAAGACGATCGCCGAAACCGATGCGATCTATGTCGCGGACGGCGTCCTTCTTCCTGAGGAGGTTACGGTCGGCCGCTGGGGCTCGGGCCAGTACAGCCCGGAGCTTGATGGGGTCGTAGACACGGACTCGCGCGAGGCCGCGGCGGAGCAAGAGATCAAGGCACTACTGGACCCAGCACCTGCACCCGCCCCGGACGATGTCCCGCCGGCGCCCTAAGCTCCCGCTCGGGCCCGAGAAGGCCTATGAGCGCGAGCTGGTGGCGATCAGTCGGCTGATCTCTACGATCTACGCCAAGGGCTTGGGCCAGTACCTGCGCGCGGCGAAGGCCGCGGAGCGGCGCGATGCAGACGTAGACCTGAACACGCTGTCTTTTGACCTCGGGACGCTCCGGCTTCAGGTCTTGGCCCGGCTCCGAAAGCTGAACTTGTCCGCGCTTGTGGACCGGTACGGGCGCCGCATCGTCAAGGCGAACGCCCGGGAGGTTGCAGGGATCCTCGGCATCGTCCCGGATATAGGCGTGGATGGCCTGGAGCGGGCCCTGGCCGCGTTCCGGTCCCGTAACCTGGGCTTGATCGCATCCATCGCCGAACGCCAGCACGACGACCTGTCAGCCCTTATGGTCGAGGCCGCAACTTCCGGCATGCGCTCCTCGACCTTGGGAGACAAGATCGCGGAACGGTTCCGGGTCTCAAGATCGCGATCGTCCCTGGTGGCCAAGAACGAGACCCTGACCTTGAACGGTCAGTTGACCCAGATCCAACACCTGGCCGCTGGCGTGACCGAGTACGTCTGGAACTCGAGCGCGGATGAGCGCGTGCGGCGTATCCACGTTGAACTCGACGGGCGCAGGTTCAGATGGGACGACCCCCCGGTATCGTCCGAGGACGGGAGCGTGGGGCACCCCGGCGAGCCGATCAACTGCAGGTGCGTGGCGGTGCCTGTCCTGCCCACGGAGTAGCCGCTCGGGCGGGTGTGCTAGCATAGTCGTAGATGACCGTCAAGCGGCAGGACTCAGGCAAGCTCGGGAAGATCACGCGAACCGCTTCGGGCGGAATGCGCGTACCGGCAGCGATCACACGCACCGGCGTGTTCGACTACACGAACCCGGACGGGTCCATGCGTAGAGAGTACCGCCCTGACGCCGAGGTGTCAAACGCCGCGAGCCTGGCCATGCTTGAGGACGCCACCGTTACGAACCTCCACCCGAGCGAGATGATCGACGTCGACTCTTGGAAGGAGCACACGGTGGGCCATGTCAAGAGCGCTCGCATGGACGGCGCCTTGGTGATGGCCGACCTCGTTATTTCGGATGCGAAGACGATCGCGCAGATCGACTCGGGTGACCGGCGCGAGGTCTCGTGCGGGTACGAGTGCAGTCTGCTGAACGAGCCCGGCACTACGCCCGATGGCGAGCGCTACGACGCGATCCAGACAGACATCCGATACAACCACGTCGCACTGGTCCCCCGGGGCCGAGCCGGTCGTGAGATCGCGCTACGCCTAGACTCTGAGGGCAACCAAGTCCTCCCCCCTCCACAGGAGAAACACCGTATGAAGATCGAGATCATCAACGGCATCGAGCACGAGGTGGGTACCCCCGCTCATTCGGCCGCTGCCAAGGCCCGCGACACGGAGAGCGCACGGCTCGACGCGGAGCGCAGCAAGCTCGAGACCGAGCTTGCCGAAGCGAACGCGCTCGTAGGTCAGATCCCCGCACTCGTTCTCGCCCGCGTCGCACTCGTGAGCAAGGCCGCGGCCCACAAGGTCGAGGTCCGCGCGGACATGAGCGACGTCGAGATCCGAAGCGCGATCCTGTCCAAGCTCATGCCCTCGATGGACCTCAGCGGCAAGTCGGAGGACTACCTCGCCGCGGCCCTTGACCTGGCACTGAGCCAGCCCGCCCCCGTCGCTGACGTGCGCGCGGACGTGTTCGCGTCCCGCACGGACAGCGCCACTCAAACCACGGTGGTGGATACCCTGCCCCCGGACGAGATCGCTCGTCAGAAGTCCATCACAGCAATGCGCAACGCAGGAGCCCGATAATCATGCCCCAGACCGTAATCCTCGACGCGCCCCCGCGCGGCTTCGCAGGACAACGCAACTTTCAGTTTCCATGGGCCAAGGTCTCGCGCTTCGCCGAGTCCGCCGGCATCGTGGCCGGGCAGCCCGTGCTTCGCGGCACGGACGATGACCAGGTCCTCCCTCTAATCAACGGCTCGACCGTGAACGAGGCCACGCTCTGCGGATGGGCGATGCTCGACGGAACGCGCGCATTCAACTCCGAGGGCGCGATCCAGGAGTTCGACGGCGTGACGACCGTTCGCAAGGGCGTGATTTACGTCCTCGTTGACGCTGCCGTGACCGAAGGCCTTCCCGTCTATGTCGGGAACGCGACCGCCCAGCTGGGCGGGATCCGAGGCGCTACGGCCACTGGATACACTCTGTGCCCTGGCGCACGCTTCATCGAGGACGGCGCCAGCGGCGCAATCGTCGCGATGGAAATCAACCTTCCGGCGAGCTAAGGACACCTCAGATTATGACCCAACCACATCCCCGAAGCCTCGCCGAAGCGGCGGCTAACGTACAGCACATCAACCAAGGGACCGCCTCCGGTCTCTACACGCGCGGAGAGTACAGCTCGAAGCGCATGGATGCAGACGAGACGAGCATGCTCGCCCTCGCACTCGAGCAGATGCGCACGCGCGTCTACGAGGACGTGTTTCCGGACCTCAAGGCCCGGACCTTCATCTCGGTCTCGAACGAGATCGACGCGGGCGCGGAGACCTTCGCGTGGGCGCGTATGACCGAGTCCGGCGAGGCCAAGATCATCACGAACCACGTGGACGACCTCCCGACCGTGGAGCTCGAAGCGAGCAAGGAGACCGGGCGCGTCGTCTCGGTCGGTGACGCCTTCAACTACTCGATCATGGACGTGCGACGCGCGGCCTTTGCGGGTATGGAGCTGTCGGCGGCCAAGGCCCGAGCGGCGCGGCGCGCGTACGAGCGCAAGATCGACGAAATCGCCGCCATCGGTGCCCCGAACGCGGGTATCCCCAGCGGTCTCGTCAATGACGCGAACGTGGCGATTGTCACGCTCGCGGGGGCTGGCGTCTGGTCGGGTAAGACCTCGGCGCAGATCCTCGCGGACCTGAACAAGCTCTCCCTTGCGGTGGTGACCAGCTCCAAGGAGCTCTACACCCCCTCGCATTTCCTGCTCCCCACGGCGCAGTATCTGCAGCTTGCTCAGACCCAGACCTCAACCGATGGTAAGGAGAGCACCCTTGGGGCTTTCCTTCGTAGTAACCCTTGGGTGCAGAGCGTCGAGCCCTGGAACGTCCTTGATGGCGCGGGTGCGGGCGGTGCTGACCGACTCGTGGCCTACTCCAAGAACGCGGACGTCGCCGAGCTTCAAATCCCGATGGAGTTCGAGGTCCTTCCCCCACAGCCGAAGAACCTGGGCTTCCAGGTTCTCTGTCACGGCCGCACCGGCGGCACTACGGTCTACCGCCCCCTCGGGATGGCGTACATGGACGGCATCTAGCTTTCTCCGTTGGCTCCCCGGCCCCGTCTCTCCCCTGTGGAGGGCGGGGCTTTTGGGGTATGAGCACCCGAGTCAAGAACACGCACACGGCCAGCATCGACGGCATCAAGCCCGGCGATGTGGCTGAAGTCGAGGACTGGATCGCGGACATGTTCCCGCTCCTGGTCAAGGTCGACGCCGAGCCCGAGGCCGAGGTTGAGCTAGGGTCCAAGGATGCACGCAAGCTCCTTCGCGAGACCTACGATCTCGACCTGGCATCGAGCTATCTCGACGACCCCCGCGGCTCGGTCTCGGACGAGGCTGCACGCGCGATCCGACGCATCACCAAGGAGTAGGCTAGGTCATGCCGCTGGACACCGCCGCATTCCTTGTGCATCACCCCGAGTTCACATCAACGCCCACCGCGACGGTTCAGGCGAAGTTGGATGAGGCGTACCGACGCACACCCGCGAAGGTTTGGGGCGATCTCCAGGACGACGGCGCGCGGTACCTTGCGGCGCACCTGCTAGCGTTGCTTCCAAACGCACGCGACATGCGGGTTGGTGCCAAAGAAGACCTCTACCACGCGGAGCGCATGCGCTTGGTGGGCGTGGTCGCGTCCGGGTTCCGGGTCGTGGGCGACACGCGCGGCGCCGAGCATCTCGTGCGCGGGGGCTACCCATGGTACGGGTGGTAGACCACGGCGCAGACGCGGTGCTTCGGGTCGTAGCCAAGCGCAAGCTCGGCTCGGTGTCCGTTGGCGTGCTTGGTCCAGCGGCGAACGAGCAGCATGGCGAGGGTGAGATCACTACGGCCCAGATCGCGGAGATCCATGAGTTCGGTCTTGGTGTCCCGCGCCGGTCCTTTATCCTCGACTGGGCGAACGAGAACGAGTCCGCGATCAAAAAGCAGACGGCGGAGCTGTTCCGGCCCGTACTGCTAGGCAAGCGCACGACTGAGCAGGCCTATGCCTTGTTCGGGGTCTGGGCCCAGGGTCAGATCCAAGCCCGCATTTCCGCAGGCATCGACCCACCCCTAGCCGCGAGCACGATCGCGCGCAAGGGATCGTCCAAGCCGTTGATCGACACAGGCCAGCTCCGGAGCTCGGTCTCGCACCGGGTCGACCCCTGACATGCTCTGGACCGAGCTACAGGACGGCATGATCGCGGCGGTGCGTGTCGCTACGCAGACCCCCGATCTCGACGTCTATTGGACCGAGCGCCCGAACGCCTGGCACGCGGACTCCGAAGTCAAGCTCGACGTGGTCTCGTTCGAGGGGATCGGCGTGGACGAGCCCCGCCGCACCATCCTGGGCGAAGGCACCCAAAACCGCATGTACGGTGTGCGGACGCTCAGGGTCCAGTTCACGTGCGAGGTCCAGCACCAGACCCTGGGCGCGTCCGCGATGTTCCTCGCCGACCAGGTCATGTCCGGGCTGCGCTCTACGCCCGCACGTGCCGCACTGATGGACGCGAACGTCGCCCCGGCCCTGACCTCGGTCGCGCGCGCGGTCCCGTACACAGACGGGCACGGGCGGCGCCGTAGCGTGGTCGTGTTCGACATCCTGTTCAACACCTCGACCACGATCATTTTCGATGTCGACCCCTGGACCGAAGAGATCCACGCCGAGGGCTTCGGGGTCGATGTCGTGGCCAACTTCGATGGCGTCACGTTCATCGGCGAACTCACCACCGAGGGCGGAGCCGCCCTCACCACCGGCTAGCGCTCGTGTGCTAGGATAGGAACCAACTCCATGAGCCTCGACGAGATTGTCACAGTTACCATTTCCGCCGGCACGTCGCAACCGACGCGCGCGGGTTTTGGTGTCCCCCTCCTCCTCGCGAACCACGCCCGGTTCCCCGAGAACGTGCGCACATACACCAGCCTTGCGGGCATGGTCTCGGACGGCTTCACGGTCAACGATGCCGCATACAAGATGGCCCGG